ATTGCCGTTGTCTATCAAGATGCCAGTAAGCTTCTGAGCAATAGGACGCCGTAAATACTTCATCTCAGTAAGGTACGGGTTGTACTCCTTAACACGGCGCTGGTGAACTTTCTCAAGAGCCTCAGTAGGTGCATGGAGAGGGAATGTCCACCACCACTTACCGGACTTACGTAAGCTCCTTATGCCAAGAACTTTCTTAGCACGGTTTACAGTCATTACAGCGTGTGTGGCATACAGAGGCTGGAAGGTTGTAGCTGGAAGACGTATATTCTTACCAGCTTGCTCAGAAGCTTGAGTAAACATCTCATAGATGTCTTGCATAAGGCCAGAAGTCTTGCCTTCCTTACGAGGACGTCTAGGTTGTTTAACCTGAGCTTCATTAAGATAGAAGAGCTCAGCTTTCTCACGCAGCTCTTCTTCATTGATCTTGATGTTAGAGAAGATTGTTCTCGGTCTACCAGGCATTGCGGGTGCCTCCCTTATTAACTATAGTATATAAGATTTGCATAGTTATTGTCAAGGTACATTTTTTATCTCTTATACGCAGGTTAACCTAACATGTTAAAACTTTTACCTACCTAAACTTCTTAATGGTAAGATACTAAATAGATATTACTGATATATTTGCTACTTTCTTAATAATAGGTATGGTATATTATTCATAATAAAGTACTTATTTAAGAATACCAGTTAACAGTCTCTAGGTTAACTTGCGTATAAGAGAAAAATGGCAGTTACTTAAACAAGAGTAGGCTTTATTTTGCTTAAGTAAGAGTCTTAATTAAGAAAAAATCGGACTGTATCAGAAATAACTATTTCTAAGGGGATGGTTAAGAAAAAAAGCAAACTAATCATTCCCTGATGAACTTTGTTAAACTAGGCTAAAACTCGAGGGTACCACCGTTTTGTTTACGTCGGAAAGGAGGTTCCAATGAAAGTGAGAAAACCAGATAGAGCTTCAACACAAGACCACCCTCTTGCACCTAGCAGGGTGGTGTGAGTTTATTAAGCTACTTGTTTTAGGATTAAGTCTTCGGCGTGTGGATTTGATTCTTTCAACGCTTCAACTAGAAGCTTAATCGCCTTGTCGTTCGTGTTACGGGCGATATTACGGTCCACCCGGGCTATAAGCTGCAAGACCTCCAACTTGTGTGGGTCGGTGATCAATGCAAGCTTGGCTAATGGAAAGTTAACCATAGGTACACCTCTTATAATTATAATTATAAACTCGTGTGATATCTCGTGTCAAGGGTAATGTTAGTGTAAAGCTTTGTTCCGGGAATACGAAGCAAAGAGTGAATGAAAGCTGCGGTGAATGAATGATCGAGCGATGAGCTGGCTGAACTGTGGGATGAAAGGAGTTTAATACGACAAGTTCTATAGGTAACTGCTTTCTTTCATTCAACCATTGGACGAATCATTCATTCACAGCTATTTTCATCTACTCGATAGTTGATTCATTCAATCATTCGACCATTCAATCAACCATTCATTGGTATGACCAATCAACCATTCATTCCTCTAAAATTTTTTCCTTGACAACCGTATGTCTAATATGGTACTCGCGCGCGCACGCTCCTATATATGTATGGCGATTTTGGTAACCTAAAAGTTGGTTACTAACTAATCATTGACATGGTTACTAAAACTTTGATAAAGTTATTACATGAAAGGAGATGCAATATGACCTTCGGCCTCACGCTCGCATTCGCATTCCTGACCATTGGCCTCGGGTGCACCAGAATAATTTTCTTGAAATAAACTCAAACTTACCCTTGACAGGCGAACCTGCCTTTGGTAAGATCAATACATAACAAATTGAGACGCGGCCTCAATAACCCGCGAGAAGGATACAACCATGACCACGAAGAAAGCAAACACGACCACAACCACCACGCCCGCAACCGAAGCAACCGCCCTCCCGATTCAGACGAAGCACCTCGCCGTTAAATTCGGCATGAAGGCCACCGCGCTCCGCCGGGTCCTGCGCTCCATGCCTGAGTATGCGGATGGCGTCCACACGAACTACCGCTGGGCCGAGAACGACCCCAAGATCAAGACGATCGAGCTTGCAATAGCGAAACTGGCGAAGGACAAGGAAGACCGCGCCGCCGCTGCCAAGGCCGCCCTCGAATCGCGCAAGGCGAAGGCGGAGGCCCAAGCTAAGGTGGACGCGCAGCACGCACCAGCCAAAGCCTAGCAACGCCACATATACGGGGGCTCCGGCCTCCGTATATTTTTGCGTACGTACATTCAATACATCAACCCTTCCTCCAGCGGAACGCATCTCCTCTTCATTTTTCCGACGAAACCGGTGTCGGCGAACAGGTCAAGAGGTAGTTTTCAGTCTCTACCCTTGACAAGCTTATATGGCCCATGATAGGATAAAAATATGGATGAGATATACAAAAGGCTTCGTACAGGCGAACGAACAGCAAATATTGGAATCACCTTACAACTGAAGGAAATAGCCAAGAGACTACAGGTTCTCATGGACAGAAGAAAGGCTCTCAAGCAATGAGCCAACACTCATACTACTGTGATCGTAAGCTGTACAGGAGAATCAAACCGTGAATGTGGGTGATCAGGTAGTTCTATCACGTCCAGACTGGCAGTCACTTGAGGCAGATTTCAAGATTGGGGACAGGGGTACGGTGACTCAAATCAGCATAACTGGCATAATTCAGGTTAAAATAGGCATCCATTCTAGGACATATAACTTCTATCCATTTGAGCTAGACGTGATAGAGGTTCCTTATAGAAGAATAAAGCCTGTTTCTTAACCCTTGACAAACGTTTACGTCTCACGTATCATGTATATATGAGAAGATTAAAACTTTCTTACGTAATCCACATGGAACGGGAGATCTCTTCGCTTGCTCCGGTACTAACTGATCAGCAGCAGAGGGCTCTGGACAGGAAGGTAGTTCAGGAGATCATTGCTAAGAACTTCCCTCAATCCAAACTTCAGGTATACGAGCTCAAAGGAGGGTCCAACTGATGGTTACCTATTCCTGCGATGGTTGTGGCAAGAGTGATTTCGTCCTGTTCCTTGTGAAGCATGACAAGGGAGTCTACCTGGGCATCTACAAGTTTGACCCAGTGTACTTAGCACAGAACCCGGGCAAGGCGCACATCTTCTGCTCAATACCTTGCGTGATGAAGTACATTGAGAGCCATATAGGAGAGCTCCATGCCGGCGACAAGTCTGTTCAAGCTTAGGGTCAGGGATATCGATAACCAAACCCTTCATGATATGTTCATCCTCGACGATGACCTTTATAGTGCTCTTGAGAGCTTCAAGATCCTCTACAGAGGTAACTATCGCATCTTGAGTACAGAAGACTGTGGCATAGCGTACTTCCGGGAAAATCACCCTACTATCACACGGAGGATTAAGTAGTGAATGATCTAACTTCAGAGCCTCTCAAGGAAGAAAACAGGCTACTACGGGAGCAACTAGCACAAGCTCGTGGCATGATAAGAATTCTCTGGGAGGTTGGGACTTTCACTCAGAGTGTGGGTAATGCCTTGAGCGAGGATGGGGTTCTGAGAGCCGCATTGCATGAGTGAGCACAGAGACACCTGCGAGTATGAGAAGTTCAGACAGTACTTACGTCAGCTTTCACTGGTCATGAGTATGTCATATAATGATCTTCGTAAGGACTGGCTGAATGTTCCTCCATGTACTTGCCACATCACGAGAAGGATTAAGCCATGACCTGCTGTCAGTGCGGTCTCACCTTCAGGATTAACGAATACATATGCTGCTCATGTGGGCACATGTCATGTGATCGATGCGTCATGAAAATACCAGTGGAGCAACCTATGGTCGGGGTTAAAGTGAGAATCATCCAAACTAACTTCGAATCGAGAGATGTCGGAACAATAGTCTCTGGAGATGTCGGTGTAGTATGTGACGAGAGCAATTACCTGATTAGTATCTATATAGATAGGGTAAAGCGTTACTGCACTGTGTACAAGACCGACGTGGAACCTGTGGTTCTCCCATACAGGAGGATCAAGAGTGCCTAACACCGCCATCTTCTGCCACCTCAATCCTGTGGACTATCGTACTATCAGATCTTCTGGTATCCCTATATCCGCGGCAAATGGATTCCAGACATCAGATACCAATCTTGGGTCCTACATAGCCACCTATGTGTCAGAGGTAGGAGCCATCTTAAAACGGCTAGATTGGGTCAATATTAAGATACTAACGAACACCCCAGATTGTATAATGCTTATGTGCGACGAATCTCGTATTGAGCCTTCTGTCGTGGACCCGACAAAGAAAAGACGGATTAAAAATTGCCCTTGACAAACTGAGGTACACTGGCATATACTATATGTATGGCCAGATTCGTTCAAGTTGGAGAACACGTCCTCAATCTAGATCGGGTGTCAATAATCCTTAACGAGGCACCAGGCCGCACAAAGATATACGTCTCAGGATATGACGGGGCTTTTTACTTCACTAAACCTCCGTTGGAGATTATCAACTCCACCCCCATTCTTGAATATCATGATACACCTCAGACACTTAGGAGGATTAAGTGAGCTTAGTGTTGTCCGAAGGCAGGATCCAGGTAAATGAAGTAAGACTGGTAGGCAATAGGATCTGCATAGTTTTCAGTGCCGGGGGAGAAAGCTTCCAAGCTGAGCTTCCACGTCATCTGATAGATCCAATGATCATTACAGCAGCTACGGCTGTTGTAACCTCTAAGATTGAGAAACTTAAGTCTGCTTTGCCGGGTGTGTCGAGTCCCCAGAGGCGTGTTAAAAAGTCTGCTCCAGACGCACACGCACTCGTAAAAGTCGACCTTGGGGATGACGGCGAATGGATCCCGGTTCCCGAGGGAGACGACGAAGATTGATCCGATGCCGGAGTAACGGCTCTCACGTCCACGTGGGTAAACCATAACCTCTAACCAGATAAGGAGAAAGAAAGATGGAAGGCACTATCAAGTGGTTTAACAACGCCAAGGGTTATGGATTTATTGGACGCAAGGACGGCCAAGCCGATGTCTTCGTTCACTACAGCGCCATCAAGAAAGAGGGGTTTAAATCGCTGAAGGAAGGAGACAACGTTACCTTTGATATCACCCAAGGGCGGCAAGGAGCTCAGGCCGACAACGTTGTTAAAGTCAAGTAGCCTGTGGATGAAGCTGTAAACCACCCATTACACTATGGTGGCGATACTCCTTACGAGGTCATCAAAGTCTGTGAAGCTTGGATGTCTCGTGAGGAGTTTATCGGAGCCATGAAGTTCCAAATCTGGAAGTATACTGCTAGAGCCGGTAAGAAGGGTCCAGCAAATCAGGACTATCAGAAAGCTCACTGGTATAACAACTACCTCAATCATTACTTGGAAAGGCATCCTGATGCGGATAGTGGAACCATACGCAAAAGTACTGATGTCTAGAGCTCAAATTCAGGACTCCCTAAACCTGATTGAGTATGCCGGACGTATCAGCCATCGGTCAGAGGAAGATATGACCACCCTAACCTGGACCAAATTCATCAGTTCCGTAGTACTAGGCCATGGAGATTGGTCCATCACTGAACATGCCATCGTTCCTGTAGAGATTCTCACCGATCGTGGCATTACCCATGAGATTGTTCGCCACCGCATTGCCTCCTATACACAAGAAAGCACGCGCTTCGTGAATTATGCGAAGAAGATGCCGCCTAGTTTTCTTTACCCAAAACCAGATGTTAAGTGTCCAGATTGTATTGCCAACCAACAGCCAAAGAAATTCACTGACGGTTGGTTCCATACCCATGGTTTAATGGGACAGAGTAAATGTATCTATGATCGCGACTGGCTGGATCAGATTGACTCAGCCGAGGAATGCTACAAAAAGCTGCTGGCAAAAGGCTGGAGGCCACAAGAGGCAAGGTCGATCTTCCCCAACGGCCTGGCAAGTAAGATCATCTGTACCTACAACCTTCGCACTTGGCGTCATATCTTCATCATGAGGACAACTAAGGAAGCTCATCCCCAGATGAAGGAAGTAATGATTCCACTGCTTCAGGAATTCAAGAACAACATCCCGCTTCTCTATGACGATATCCTTCCAGATAGCCGCCAAATCGACAACCTTAAACTCCCGCAATGAGGTGAAACAATGGGAATCGCTCCCGCATATGCTCTAAATGCTGAGACTGAGCAAGAGGGTCAACAAAGAAACGCCGTTGCAAGTCAAAGATTGAATGATGTGATAAATCAACGGGGTGAAACAAGGGGACTAAGTCCCAAATCCAATCCACAAGAGATTAAGCCAATAACCTATATTCTTCACATGAAGGCCGGAGGTAGGTTAACTGTCAGAGCCGAGCACGTGGAATATGACAACCGGGTTGGTTTACTAACCTTCTATCAAGCCACCACTTACCGACCTGTGGCATATATACCCATGGATCTGGTATCAATGGTAACTTGTGAAGATTTCTGCACCATTTCGTCCGATGTTGAAAGGCGCATTAAGTGAAGTTCTCCAACGATGAGCTGACGGTCCTCGAAAGAGTCCTGGAGTATACTTCCATGGATGAGGACGTCAGCGATCGTTTATATAACAAGTTTGCAAAGATTGTAGAACGTGTAGCTCTAGATATTAAGGACAGTGCTGCTCCTCCAACCCAGAGGCGAATGAGGTCTTTACCCTTGACAAAAGATTGACCATAGTTTAATATATAAATATGGATAAATCTGTTATCTGGAGAGGTAAATGATCAGAGTGAACCACTTCTGTGAGATTTGTAATGAGGAGAGAAAACCCTCGAACGGCTGGGTAATGGCCCGAGTTGGAAAGCTCAACTCCACTTCAATAAATCAAATAACCTTCATGCCTTGGGATATGAAGAAAGAGAAGGACAAGCATATAAAACACCTATGCGGGTCTGACTGCCAATCCAAATTCCTCCTCAGAATTACAAGTAACTGGACTTCCACTCACACGGAGTAGTCGGAGAACTTCCCTTGTTCAACATTTTTGGTAGGTTGCAGTGGTGGAAGAAGACTCGCGGTATGTCGAAGGGCGAAAAAATCATCTTTGCTCAAATGGAGCTTAGAGAATTTGTCCTTCAACTGAAAGAAGAATTCAAAAATGAGCCACAATCTAGAGAGATGATTGAGGCTTTCAAACAGATCGATGCAGTTGTTCTTGATATGTGCGGAGAAGACCAATGTTCGAAGGAGACTTAGATCTTCTTAACTATGTGGCTTTAAGGCAGAGCCCATTAAATGAGATTGGATGCTGTTTTAAACGGGACAATGCAGGTATGGGCCACTCGGAATTTTACAAGTTCGGCCCATACCTGTTGGCCGTACCAGTCTACCACCTGACCGAAAAACTCGAATACGTCAGAATAGAGCTTTTGTGCGTCGGAGTTGGCATGGATGAGGTCCAAGTTGATATGGCCATTAAAGAAATGGCTATCATGATTGTCAGGAAAAGGAATATAAAACTACCTAGAGTAAGACGAATAAAGTCAATGGGTTAGATTGTACCTCAATAAACATTTTCCTTGACATAAATTCCGTAATGTATTATAGTCAAAATGTCTCTTGCTAACCTTCTATAGAGGTTAAGCATACGAATTCACCGACATCTGGTGTATATGGCTCAAAAGTTGATGGCAGCAGGAAAGCAGAGGGCGATACCCGCCTATTACTCTGGTCAGATCACTAGTGGGGCTCCTAACCACTATGAGACCATCGAAGAGGCCAGACGTCTGAAATCCTGTGGTAAGGCCAGCTCTATCAACCGGGGTAAAGCCATCCTGATTAAAGGACCTAGAAAGAAATCTGAAAGCCGTAGAGAATCCGTCAAAAGTGCTTGGAAGGTAGTTGGTCAAACTTCCAAAAAGATGCCCGACGGACCAGGCTACCCTCACTACTCCTCTGTGGGGAAATAACCCGGAGATTAGAATTTGCCGAGAAAAGCTGCAAAAATCGGGGGAAGCACCGGTATAACTTCCAGTGCTCGTAGTGCTATTGAAAAGCTTCCTTCATACAAACGTACATTTGTGAAAGCCCGTGCCGAAGGCAAGACAATACGGGCTTCTGCCGCTGAGGCAGGATACGGCGCCCCTGCTGGGTCCCGCTGGGAAAAAGAGCAGGATGTACAAAAAGCTTATCGCGAGCTGATGCAGAAGGCAATTCCCGCCGAGAAGCTGGTTCGGTTGATTAAAGGCGGATGTGAAGCAAAGATGCCTATTTTCGATGCCAAAGGTAAGAAGGTAAGTGAGAGGGCTGATTGGAAAACTCGTCGTCCTTACATTGAAATGGCTTCCGAACAGGCTGGATATTTCGAGAGAAAGAATGCTGCCGGCTCTGGTGGCACTGCGATCACCTTTGTGGTGAATCATATTGGTCAGGGAACTAAGACTGTCAAAACCATTGAAGCTTCAACCTCGAATGATGAACCACTGGTGATCAATGGCTGAGATAAACGTTTCCCTAAAGCTACAGCCAAAGCAGTCTGAACTCTTTGAGCTGTGCGAAAATTCAGCCTATAATATGATAGGCTATGGCGGAAGTCGAGGAGGCGGCAAGAGTGGTGCCCTGAGGCGTATAATGCTGCTCCGCAGGCTTTCCCATCCCGGCACTACCGGTCTGATATTCCGCCGCGTCTACGACGACCTTAAGAGAAACCACATTGACAAGTTCTTCGAAGAGTTTCCAGAGCTCTTCAAATTCTATAGATCCACAGATCATGAATTGATCCTCCCACCTGTGGGTAATAATCCCCCCTCCCGGATCGTCTTTGGCTACGCCGAGACTCTTCAAGAAGTAAAAAGAAAGTTCCATGGCGTTGAGTACATGGATATGTTCTTGGATCAGGCTGAGCAGCTTACCGAGGAAGAGATTAAGGTGATGCGTACAGCCTGCCGCTGGCCTGGTGTTGGACGCCACCAATGCAAAACCGTGCTTTTCTTCAATCCCGGTGGCATTGGAATCATGTACCTGAAGAGAATTTTCAGGGATGAGAAGTTCAACGAGAAGGAAAGAAGCTCAGACTATAGGTTTATTCAAGCTTATGGCTGGGATAACGTTGAATGGGTTCGCTCTGCACTCATTGAGAACGGCTTAACTGAGGATGACTTCTACACGTGGGATAACGATACCAGGTTCAAATACTTTATTGAGGAGTCACAGTACGGCCGAGAGCTCGATGCCTTACCCCAAGCCTTGAGAATTGGCTACTTGATGGGGTCATTTGACACCTTTGCTGGCCAATACTTCGACATATGGGACGAAGATAAGCAGACCATCCCATACTCTGATCTTCAGATTAAACCCTACCACCCCAAATGGATCTCTATTGACTGGGGCTATCACCATGATTCCGCAGTTTACTGGTGGGCTCAAGATGATCGGGTGTCCAAAACTTACCGTGAGCTTGTGAAATCTGGTATAGGTCCTAAGGCGTTAGCTCAAGAGATCATCGATCAGTGTAAAATGTTCGATGGCGAGGAAGTAAATAGCATCGACGCCATCTATATCAGCCCTGACACCCGCGCCAAGAGAACAAATGAGGATACTATCCTCGATCAGATGGCTGCAGTCTTTGTAGCAGCTGGTCTTCCCCGCCCTAGAATAGCAAATGATGACCGTGTTTCAGGTTTCATGCTCATGCATGAGATGTTAAACTACGGTATATGGAAGATTGGACGCAATTGCCAGCGTTTAATCCAAAATCTTCCACTTTTCAGCCGAGACGAGAAGGATCCTGAGGACTGTGTTAAATTTGTGGGCGATGATCCAGGTGATTCGGCGCGGTATGGGCTGAGATCACGCTTTGGAGCTCGTGAAGTCCCCAAAGAAGTTCAATTCGAAGGCTTTATGAACTCGATAAAGGCTAAATTCGGTGAAGCACCCGATTTAGGTGCTATGCACACCTCTATGCACCTAAGCCATCTCAAGTTTGAAGAGGATTGGAAGAAGAAACATCAGCCAATTCGGAGAATTAGGAACTGGAGACGTCCCGCATGAGGTTCTTTAGGTACACTGCCCTGCTCGAAAGCCTTAACCGCGATATACGGAAAGAGAATGTTGTCCTGATGAACAGGATTAACTCTCTTGAAGCTCGAAATCAGGAGCTTGTTCTTGCATTATTCAACAAGATCGGAATAAAAGTTCCAGACAAGCCTGAAATCAAGCCTCACAAGATTGATAAGACGGACACTTCAGCATCCTGCAGCTGTGGGTGGAAGGCCGTTCTTGACGATCCGGTGGAGTTACAGCAGAAGATCTCTGAGCACTACCGGCAAGGAGTCGCCCCGCTTGGAAGAACAACCAGCTGGTCGTCTGCACGTAAAGTACTTGAAACCCTAGGAGAGGATGAGAAACATGCAAATTAATGATAACGTTCTTTACACCGAAAACGGTGTTGGATACGTTGCTACAGTTCTCGAAATTCGGGAATTCGATCATCACATGGGGGAGAATGGCGAGCCTCTCCTTCACCTCGGTTTCTTTAAGCCAGTTATGAAGGCCGATGCCACTGGTAAGATGGTCCGTAAGGCAATTGTGGGGACTCACGAGCAGTTTGACCTGGTTCAGTTCCGCTTGGACGTGGTTCACGATTCCCACTCATTCGGTGAGGAAGCACAGAAAAAGGGTTTTAGCGGAGTCTATCCTGGTGGGCGCTGGCAGTATATCACTTTTGAGGCTGCACCTCCGGTAGTGGATCAAGAGTCGATTGATGAAACACCGGCTGAGGAAATTCCGGCCGAAGGAACGACCCCGAAAAAGAAGAAGAAATCGGTCGTTCAGTAATACGAATCTAGCACATAAGGAGGGCAAGGATGCCCACTTTCTCCGATGGAAAAGGCGGCTCTAAGTTTCATATGAATCCTCAGATGGGAAAACACCTCAATGGGGAGGAACAGAAACCTAGAGGTGGTGAGCAAGAAGCCGATAACGGTGATTCAGACCTGGTTCTCAGTAAACATGGAGACGGTAGTTATCACACCGCCACATCCAACGGTGAAAACAGGACTGAACACCCTTCACTTGGACACGCAATGGTTCATATGTCCAATCACATGGAACCGGCAAAGCATGTACACATTCACTCTGAAGCCGGTGTCCACCACACTCACAAGATTGATGAGAGTGGCAATCACGAAGAGCATGATCATCAGAACATCGATGAACTGCAACAGGATCTCGGTCAATTCTTCAATGAAGAAAAGAGCGAGGGTTCTGGTTCATACGGAAGCAAGAAACCTGACGGCGGAGCCCACGATTACTCCAATGTCTCAGACCTGATGTCCTAGGGCCTTAACCCTGGACCTTCTCGAGGAGAAGAAATGAAGAAACTTCTGGGAATTATCCTGGTGGCCCTTGCCACTCTGAGTCTGCCAGTTCTTGGGCAGTCGACTCCGCCTTCCTCAACCTATGAAAACGGAACCTTCTTCAGCCCCAACTACAACTATGGGGTTGTATCGTCTATTCCTCCGCTTCGGGTTGTGACGGGCACTACCTCAACTGGTGTGGGAACCATCACTCTTCAGTATGGCTACTTCACCACTCAAGATGGCCGACTGGTTGCGCCGTTCACCGGTATCAATACCACAAACGGTATGGCGATTCCGTCTATCACGATTGATAGCGGAGCAAACCAAGAAACTGTGACGCCGTCTTCAGTCAGCTGCGCGACTCCGCAGGTGATTGCGACTTGTCAGGTTACTGCGACCTTTGCCAATATTCACTACGGTGGTGCACTCGTTCAGTCCGGCGACTCCGGTATTCAAGAAGCCATTAACGACGCGTCATTGACTGGCGGCGGCGCCGTATACTGGGTGATTGACTCGGGTCCTCTGACTCTCTCAACCTCGGGTGCTAATACCAACATAAGCTCCACGAAGATTCCGACACGATCGACAGTAACTGGGGCATCTCTCCTCGTGACTACTACCATCGGTACTTGCGCTGGCGGGTGGTCTCTTGGATTTACCTCAGGTACTGAGTTTACTGCGGCCAATACAACTCTGACTGCAGGAACTACTACAGATTCCTCGACTCTGGCAACTCCTTACGCTTTCAATGCGACTGCGGCAGTTCCTGTGGTGCACTGTACCACTTCAAATGCCAGCGCCGGTAAGGTACATGCTAGGGTGTGGGGACTCAAGATCGCCGCTCCGGCGAGCTAGGTTGTAAACCGTCACCTCGTTTTCAGGGCACTCATTCAAATTTGGGTGCCCTTCTTTTCTCAGAGGTCATTATGCCCTGGAATGAAGTAATGAACAAATGGAAATCCGGTGATCTTAAATCCGGAGGCAATGGGAAGCCAGTAAAGTCCCAGCGCCAAGCCATTGCAATTATGCTCTCTGAAAAAAGAAAAGCTGAAGGTGGAAATACCGAGTACAAAGCCTCTGGAATCCACCATCCGGGAACTCTAAAAAGAGCCTTAAGAAGGATTAAATCCTGATGCCACCCATCGATCAAAATGAAGATCTTGAGTTAGATCAACAGACGACGGATAACACCGAGTCTGATGGTACTGAGGCAGCAGAGTCTGATCCTTTGGATCTTTTCAAAGGTGATGTAGAGGCCCAGAATGCCATTAAGGATGCCTGTAAGCATTTTATCGGGTTGGATCAATGGGTTCGCCGTCAAGAAGTTATTGAAGCCAGAAGGCAGAGATTCTATTGGAGGAATGATCAGTATATCTACTGGAAGAATGATGCCGTCGGGTTCATTCCAGCTGTATCTGGTCAAACCGTAAACGCGGGAAATGACCAGGTCACCGTAGGGAGATACATTGATGTTTATAATATCTATACTCCCTACGGTGAATCAATCCTGTCAACTTTGATTCAGAACCCCCCCGGAGTTAACTGGCAGCCAGTACATGAGGATCAGCCCAAGGACGTAATTTCATCAAAGGTTGCCGAGAAATATCAGCAGAAGATTGAGAAGGACAACGACCGTAAAGGTCTTCAGTCCACAGTTAGCAGGTTCTTCTATACCGATGGTCGTACTATACTCCAGGTTCGTAGGACCAAGGATGGAATCAATAAGATTACTGCGCATGGAGTCCTTGAGACTAAGGTGACTCCGATAACTGCTTCTTGCCAAGAAGACCTAATTCACGTAGTAATCGCCGAAGAAATTGACGTCTATCAGGCCAAATCTGATCATCCTGAATACAAGGAAAAGATAAAGGACAAGCTTAGTGCTCTCGGAGAGTCTGCATATGAAAGAATCGCCCGTCTTGGGGTTCTTCAGGGCACAAGGCTCCTTATGCAAGCCGGTGATGCCTTTGCTCACATGATCACTCGCCAGACTTGTTATCTACGTCCATCGGCCTACGAGAAAATCGACGAGAAATTCAGGGAGGAAGTAAAATCTAAGTGCCCAGACGGCCTCAAGGTAATCTTCTGTGGAGGCGAATACTGTGGAGCTGAGTCTATTGCCATGGATGATGCCATTACCATTGGATTCCCAGGTCCTGGGGATGGAATGAGCCGTCCTAGCCTCGGCAAGCGGGTAGTTCCACTTCAGGATGTGTTCAATGATGAGATCAATCTTTGGCATGAAGCCCATGACTACTGTGTTCCTACTCTCTTTATGTATTCTGAGACTGGTGACACTACAGCCATCAATGAACAGATTTCCCAGCCCGGAAACGTGGTTCCATTCACTAGTTTACCACCAGGAGCTTCCTCGGCTGAATCCGCTTTCTATGCGGCAGTCCTAGAAGGAATTCCGGCAACTCTACCCCAGTTCATTCAATTCGTTCAAGGCCCGCTCGCCCAGTTCGTATCTGGAGCTTTCCCCGCGCTATTCGGTGGAGATACCGGAGACAACGACACTGCGAAGGGCATCGCCATACAGCGCGATCAGGCAATGGGTAGGATGGGTCTCCCGTGGACTGCTTTACAGCGACTTTTTGCCGGAGCCTATACCAACGCTGTTAAATCAGAGATTCGGTATAGCACTGATGAGAACTTTACCTATTCCTTTATGGATAAGACAGGAAAGGTGATTCCTCAGAAGATCTCCATTGAAGATCTTAAGGGTGGAAAATGCGTTTGTGTCGCCGATACCGATGCTTCATTCCCTGAGAGTACCAATTCAAAGAGGCAAGCTTATCAGATGCTCATGGCAGCTTCTGAGAGGAACCCAATCCTGGCTCAGGTTATGGCAGATCCAAACAACCAGGAGTACGGTCATGAAGTTCTCGGTCTTCCTGAGCTTTTGGTTCCCGGAGCTGAGTCAAGGAACAAACAGCTGATTGAAATTGCTCAGCTGCTACAGGAATCTCCGACACCTCCAACCATGCAGGAATTGCAGGCTGCTGCCATGCAGGATCCTCAGTTGCTTCAAGCAATGGCCGAGTGGGAAAAGAATAAGACAGCCCCAGATGGGACTACAATTCCTCCCCCTATACCTCCTGAGCTTTATAAACCGAGCATTCCTATCGACCCAGCTTTCGACAACAACCCTGTGGAATTCCAGACTGTTGCTGACTGGCTCAACTCCGAGGACAGGCGCCGGGAGGAAGAGGAAAACAACAACAAAAAGGGAGTTCTCAATGTAAGGCTTCACGGCCTAGCCCATAAAGCCGCCATCCCGCCTCCACCACCCCCAGAGCCCGTAAAATCTGGGAAACCAGGACCTCAAGCCGCAGCCCAAGTTTTGAACGCGGCCCCAGCCGCTCAATAAGGAGATAAGATGCTTATCCAGATTCTACACCATTTGTTCCCACTAGCTATCCTCGCAGGTACCGTAATGACGGATCTCGGAGGTGGAGCTGCCGACGCAATTATCAACTCCGACCCGGGGACTGACGGCGGAGAGTCATCCACCGACGATACCGATACCGACGGGGGAGAAGGCGGCGAATCTACCGAAGAATCGGAATCACAGCCTGGTTCTGGTAAGCCGGAGTCCAAGGAAGGTACAGTAGATTGGAAAACAGTACCGGCCGAGGTAAAGGCTCACATTCAGGAGATTGCCAAGGCCAATCCCAAGCTGGCAAATCAACTCCAGAATGCCGTTTATACGGCGAACAACTTCCTGAAAGAAGTACCGGGCGGCTTGAAAGAAATCCGTGCCATGAAGTCCGAGATTGAGAATCTTGGAGGCATCGAGGAGATTCGTCAGCTCAATACCACTCACAAGGCACTTGTGGAGGAGCAGGAAGCACTCGACAACAAAGCCCGTTCTGGTGACCCGGACATTGTCAACAATCTTGTGGAGATTGCCGGCAACGAAGGCTTCTCAAAGCTCATGCCTCATACCCTGTCGAAGTGGGCAAACATGGATCCACAGGGTTACTCCCATGAGATGAGCAAGATCATGGTTAACGCCATGCGCGACGGTGGCATGGTCGCAAATCTGAATCTTGCGTTCAAGATGCTCAAGCTCGGTACTCCCGAGGCAATCAAGGAAGCTACCGACTGCCTCAACCAAGCTGCTCTTTGGGCCAACGATGTCAATAAGATCGCTAACACAGCTCCTGAGCGCCCGAAGGTAGACCCGAACATCGCTTCTGAGCAAGCGAAGATCGACGCTCAGAAAACCCAGCTTTTCAATCAAGAATTTGCATCGAGCTTCGGTCGCTGGAGGTCAGCTGAAATCACCCGTGAGATTACCCAGATCACTGGTGGAAAGGCTCTCAATGACTACCAGATGCAGACTCTGACTCAGAGGGTGATCGATGATATGAAGTCGATTCTCACCTCCGACAACGAGTATATGAAGAACTTGGACAGGTACTACAACGCCCGGGATATGAACGATCTTCTCAAGTTCTCCAAGTCTCGGACCTCCAAGATCCTTTCAGAAGTTACCAAGAAGGCATATCGCTCTCTATTCACCAATCCTGGTGCAAAGAAGGTTTCAAAGGTCACCACGCCCACAGACAAGAATGCTGCACCTGTTAAGAATACTCCCGTGGTACAGGGGTGGGCTAAGGTGGAGGCTTCGAAAGCTCCCAAGCCAGATGAGATTGACTCGAAGAGAACTACCTTTGAGATGAAGTTCCGTAAGCAGGCTATCCTGAAGAATGGGAAGAAAGTTTACTGGGGCGCTCACACGCCTGCATAAGGAGTTCCAATGCCTCGAGAGAAGTGGAGAGTTTTGTCTAATCCGTCCGGGCCAGAGAAAAGAGCTCAGCGCATTGAAATCGAGTGCGTTGAAGCCCCAGACGGGAAGTCTGACGGTTACATCGTATGCGTAACCCCTAAGAACAAAGATTCCAAGCCAGGAAAGGAATCTAAGGGTTATACCTACATGAATCCGATCAAAAGGGTCTTTGCCGACGACAAAGGCGTAATTGACTATTTAACTGAAATTCTGTAGTCAATTTCTCGCCATATACAGGGCCGGCATTGAATTTTTGAGACTGGCTATGATATTACATACCATGGCCCGTTTCAAGTAAACCTAGGATAACCTAGGCCAGTACGTTGAATTAGCCTGTACTTAGGCAGGAAACGGCACTCCTTTCAGCCGGGTTTCACAAGCTTACAGCCCAAAAAGCATACGGATAATCATTCCGGGAAACAGAATCCGAAACCCTTAAACTACGGGACAGGGCCCGGGGAAACTGTTTTGAATTGAGATTGGGCGAGTCCAAATTGAGAGAATCCCAATGTCAGTAGCCAATGTAGCTCAGGCAATCGGTATCATGCACGAACAGGTACGGCCTGAACTTCCTCGTCTTTATCAGCAGGACTACACGGCGTGGGGTCGCATCAAGAGCAGGACGGACATTGTCGTTGTCTCGTCCCGCCCGACTCGCGTCCCACTCCGTCTGCTGGCGGGTGGCAAATTTAGGGTAGGATCTCCGGATGGTCAAGACATCGGCCTCGGTTCGTCCTTCACTACAGATGCCATGACTCTGGTTCCCGTGTATTTCTTCCACGCGAGCCAATACACCAAGGCAACAGAAATCAACACCAATTCTGATGAGAAGGCGATTGAAGACTACGCCATGCTCACCATGAAAGACGCCATGGAACAGTTCAACGTTTGCATGGAGTCGGTGTTGCAGGGCGATGGGTCCAACACCCTGGATACGATCGTCTCACTCTCCAATGGCAATACGACCATCACGGTCAACAATGCCAACTGGTTTGTGGACAACCAGGATATTGACTTCTGGACTGCTTTGGGAGGCAACTTCCTCGGCACCGGAACCATCCTGTCTGTGGATGGCCCCAATAACCAGATCAACATGCAGGGCGCTGTACCCGCTGGAGCAGTCGCCGGAACGCTTCTGCTCGTGAGCGGTTCTGCCGGTATTGCGAACTCCGGGCTCTTCGGAATCAAGTATTGGCAGGTTTCGTCCAATACGGGTTCTGTGGGTAACCTGGCTCGTTCGGCATATCCTGGCAAGTTGACCACACCCCACGTTTCCGGAAACAACCAGGCACTCACACCGGCAAAGGCTCGCATCTTCCAAGCACAGATGCAAGCTGCCATGGGTATCGAGGCCGCTGAAAAGAGCGAGCTCGAGTATCACATGAATACCGATATGATTGCAGCTTGGGAGAACGTTGGTCTTCTGGTCTCGCAGGTGATTCAGAACCAGATCAAGGGTGATAGCTCGGTTGACATGCTTAAGAAGGATGTGCCGCAGACCTTCGCGGGACGCCCTGTTCTCAAGAGCATCCATGCAACCCCGGGCCGCATCGATGGTTTGGCGTTCAAGCACTGGTTCCGTTGCGAGAATCAGCCGATTGACTACTACGAAGTTGGTGGACAGACGTTGTTCCCGACCTACGGAGCCAGCGGCGGTCTCAATACGAGCACCTTGTTCTACCTGTGGACTGGAGTCCAGATCGGAAACGAGAACGTCCGCGCCGGTGTTTACGGCGATGGCTTCGCAATTCCGAAGGGCTACTTCAACAGCTAATCCTGAAGAAAGGGGTGGGGCAGACTGCAGCTGCCCCATTTTCTTATGGCATATCATGATGATCTTGACGAGCTCCTCATATCCCAAGACGAGCTTGTAATCGTGTGTCAAACAATGATGTCAATCATTCTTGACCAACAGCTTCAACCGCTTCTTGACCGTAAACTTGACGAAGCAAGCGTACAACCTGGCTTTGCTGAACGGTCACTGACTGTTCAGGACAAGTTTACCCGTGAACGCCGCAAATTGATGGGGTTAGGAGAAATTCGATGAGTATTGAATTAGTGGGTGGAGGATG